CTCTATCTCTTCAGGGCTTTTACTTGCTAAATCTTCTATGTCTCGTTCAAGTTGTTGTTCACCTATCTGCTTTAACTCCCCGACACCTTGTACTGCCACACCTAAAGCTTGAGACAGTTGACCTAGTTTAGATTCTTGCCAAGGAGTAGCTTGTTGGAGTTGTGTTCTAGTTTGTCCTACACTTCCTGGTATGGTTGCTTGTAAAGTAGGAACTGCTCCTCCTAATCCCTGTACTACTACTCGTCTTTTCTCAGCCATGTTATGATGAAAATTCCTTGTAAGCTCTTGCTGCTTGTGTTCCTGTCTGTAAAGCTGAAAGGAGTAAACTAGGTTTTGAAACAGGTTTACTTAACCTCATCATCTCTTGTTGAAACCCAAAGCCTTGTTCTTGTAAAGCCAACTCAGTACCTCTAGCCTTAAACTCCTGCTGCGTAGCTTGAGCTTCTTTAACCCTACCGTATTGTGCGTATAAATCATCAATCGGTGCTTCTGATATAGCTCCTGCTTCTCCCATCGCTGTGACACCTGTAGAAACTCTTTGACTTTGTTCAAGAGCTAACTGCTCCATCTTCCTTGCTTCTGCTTCTTTGTCTTGTGCTTCTCTAAGTCTAGTAGCAGATTGTTCTCTTTGAAAGCGTTGTCTCTCTACAGCTTGTGCTTGTGCTTGATAGGCAGCTTGTGCTTGTGCAGCTTGACGCTGTGCCATAAACTGAGCACCGCCTGAAGCGATTGTTAATCCTGCCATTACTGTTGGGTCACACATAATAAAGTTACTTCCTCTCTATCTTAAATGCCTTATAACCAGGGATATTGCAATCCTGAAAAGTAGCCCCTAACCAAGTCAACCACTTGACGCTTAGTGTATTAGCTTCCATTACATAGTTAGTTAAGTAATCAAATCCATCCATTAAATCGTCTATCCACATCTGTGATTCTTTAACAAACTTCTTCTTTACTTTATAAAAATTCCTTGTCCCTAGCAACCAACAAACTCCAATGTTTTCTCTAGGACTCACTCCAAAGCAAGCTAACAATCCGTCTTGATCTGTCTTGACGCTATAGCATTTACTGCTTGATTCAAATGATCCGTACACAGCATCTCTAGGGTGAAACATTAGACCGATACATTCCATCATGTCTGCTTCTCTCAGGTCATCATATAACAAAGGAGCATCTTCCACTGCATAAGCTTTTTCTATCTTAACCTCCATAGCGTCTACTCCTTGGTATCATCATAGATTCAAATTCAGCTGCAAGTATTTTCACTGGTAAAGCACTAGAAGATTTAATTTGAATAGTAGCGTCATTAGGTTGTGCTTGAACAGGAAATCTAAAATGTCCGTCTTGTGGTACAAAATTATTAAGCGTTAAGTTAGAGCCTAGTACATCAGGGTTAAAAGCATAGCTGTATGTATCTCTAAATTTAGGGGTTACTTCTACGGTAAAGTGTCCAGTTTCAGCATAGTTCAAACTACCGCTTCTTATTGTTTGAAAAGCGTAATTAGATGAACTTCTTCCTCCTCTTTCTGTTGGTTGTTTAAGTGTTTGATCAGAGAACCTATACAACATATCGTAAGGAACACCTGCAAAGAAGTCTGTAGAAGTTAAGTCTGTACCAACCGTACCTTCTGTAGCTGATGTTCTAGTAAATGCTACCTTGTGTCCCTTTTTAGTGTATATTTCTACACCTTGCGGATCGTAAGGAAAGTCACTGATTGTAGTAGTTTTAGTATTTGCATTGTAACTAGTAGTTAATGTACTACCATCTATCCTACTGTCCAACAATAAGTTATAACCACTTTGATCTTGTAACCTATTCTCCATTGGTAGCTTCTCTAAGAATGTATTACTGGAGTCCTTAGTTATAATATATAAGTCAGAATTTATAAAGTGAAAGCTAACTATAGACCTTGTAAAGGTAAACTTCTGCCACGCTGATTGTATCTTCTCTTTGTCTTGCCAAAAGAATTTATATACGAACAATGTGGTTCTATCACTGCTTATAGTTACCAATAGGTTTTCGACACTACAGCCATCCATTAACTCAATAGTAGAAGGAATATAAGTAGGGATTTGTGCAGTTATTTCAACCGCATCAAAAATGTTGTTATCGTTATCGATATAGTATTCCATAAACCCAGAACTGTTATTCCTTTTAAAATTAAAATATAAGTAATTGTTTAAAGCTAACGGTGTTATGGTTTCTGAAGAATCATACTCAGTTGTGGGTGTGATGCTAACTGTTTTAGGAGTTAATAACTCATTCCCTTTCAATACAAATTGTGTGCTGTCTGAAAATAAAAGAAGCTTTTCTTGGAAGGTAATAGCGTGTTTAAGCTCCACTACTTTTGAGTGACTAATACCTACATCAATTGGAGCAGAATCAAGTAAGCTTAAAACAGTTGACCTCCAAAAATTAAAATACTCATCCGCTTCGCTAAATATTATATTATGTTGAGTTAAAAAACCTAACCTGTTCTTAAAGAAGAACATATCTTTGATCTCGCTACCTACAAAACTAGGGGCTGGATTACTCAAGTTATCTCCTGCAATTCTAGGTGTCCACTCAGCAGTGGATAAAGTCCAATTATCAAAAGTATCATCTGTAGGTTTTAACTGTAAAGGCAGAGTGTCTCGTTTCAAAGCTAACTCTATGCCCTTTGATAAACCTGTTGAAGTATCTTCCTCCCAACCTACTGTTTCTATCCAACTTCCTTCCCCAAAGTAATTATTATCTTTAGTTTTAAATATAACATAATAATCATCTTGTGCTGTATTTGTGCTGCCTATAACCTTAACCCTAAACTTATTAAAACATTTAGCAGGTAAATCTGTAATGCTTTTTACTTCTTTATATATTGCTGTTAAACCTGCGTCTCCTAAACCATCTGTTGTTCTAACACTGAAATCAGTACCTATACTGTAAGCGACACCGCTTGTCCATGTTGTTGCAAGATCAGAAGCAGCTATATCGTCCTCTACCCAATAGTCCCTATAATCTACTCCTGTTCCAGGTTCATTACTAGCAGCAGAGGTATGGTCTTGAATGCATTTGTAGATTAATCCATCATTAACTACACGAGCAACAGCAGCTATCTTAAATACAGAGTGTCTCCGTTGTGTTTTAAAACTATTACGGATTCCTATAGTTGCTGTGACTGTTGGATCAGCTGTCGGATATGGAGCTTGAATATCACGGAACGAAAAACGAACAGGCCATCCATTCGATGGAAGAATTTCAAAGAACTTAAATATAGGAGGATCATAAGATGAATCGAATCCTGAACCTCCTGATATCATTGTTACACTTTGTACCACACCATCTACGACATATGCCCTCCCTACTGCCCCTGAGCCTTTCAAAACACCAGTGTCATATTGATATACATCAACAGCTAAAACTGCATCTTGTACAGGACGAAATTTCTCTCTAACCTCTTTTTGCAGGGCATCACTTAACCAACCACTTCCACCACTTGTTACTGTAATACTAGTTATTATGCCTGTGTTATTATTAAACTCAGCATCTGTTAAAGCTTTTAAATCTGACGCAATCAACTCTGTATCTGCATCAAAAGCACCGTGAGACGATGTTCCATCACCACTTCTATAAGAAGTGTCAGATGTAAAGTTAACAGGTTCATTAGAATTACCTCCTGATGTAGTAGCACTAACCCAAGGCACGAGCTGATCATTAATATATACACTGTAGTTCTTATCGTAATCCCCTAAGTTGACTACCACTAAAGCTTCTTTTTCTAAAGGGGGTGAGAGACTATTAGAAGAAATAGATACAGTCTGTTCTTTATTTGCTATGAATGTATAGTCAGCAACAGTAAGTGCTTTAACATCTTCTCTAGGATTAGATATGTTATTTAAATATGTTTGAGCGTCTGCACTTATGCTTACTTGTGTGACAGGATTACCTGTATTTAAATTGAAAATAGAAACTGCACACACCGATACTTTGTTCTCTAATACACAAGCAAACTTATTGTTTTCATCTCTGTCTATATATTGCACATAAGAATCATCGCTTATTGGACGACTGAATAATTTACTTATGTGTCTTGTGTTGGGACGCTTAACAAGTCCTTCTACAACAGTAGCCCAAGCGTTTATCTGTTCGTCGCATTGCCCTGGAAACCGTAAGTTGTCAGGTTGCTGTGATACTCCTTGTGCTAAATTAGGAACACTGTTTACTAGCAAAGGCATCTCTATCGGTCAAGTACTCGTAATACGCTATAGTGATCGAAGATAGTTCTATCTGCATTTTCAGAGTCGCTTTCAATAGCCCTAGCTTTTGCTTCTATCTCATCTCTTAAAGCAAACCCTTCTATCTCTCGACTGCCTAAGAATCGAGCAGCAAATATACGAGCTGCTTTAACAGATATGTAATGTCTAAATTGTTCAGGTAGTTCTTCGTAAGCTAACTCAAAAGTTATAATAGCTTTTAAGCTCTTAGTCCAAGTATCCCTGTGGTTTTTCCTGTCGTATAATTTAAGACCTCTTTGTACAGCGTCTGTGTCTGTGTTTAATTCAGGGTCTAAATCTACTTTTAAAGTGTTAACAGGAAGAGTAATCTTACTAGTACCTGAATCAGGAACTAAAGGATAATCATACTCAGTGTTGTAATGCCATCCTTCCGATTGAACAGCTTTGCTTGTCTCATCTAAAACAGATTCTGCTTGAACTACAGTTACAGGAACAGCACTTGTGCCTCCTAATGTATTAACAGGTGACTCTCCTATTACAGAGATCATTATGTTTACTGCGTCAAGTTTAGTCGTTAAAGCCATAGCATTGTTTTAGTAAAAAATATCGGTGGAGGGTGCGGAACGAATCACAGACCACCCAACACCGAAGAGAGAATTATTTCTGTAACTCAATAGCACACTCAGGACGGAGGATTCCGTGTCCCATAGCATACTTAGCAACGAACAATGTACCTTGACGCTCAATCTGATATTCAGACTCAGTAGCAAGATCAAGTAATTTAACTGTTCCTACAGCAGCAGAGTGAGCAACGATACCAAGAGTATTGGTGAAGTTACCATTATAACCTGCTCCACTTACACCGAAAACATCATTGCTAGAAGCACCGTCGCCAGAAGTAACAGCTGATAAATCAGTTGAAGGAATGTGATTACTTTTGTAGATAGTGATACCTGCAATCTGAGGGATTGATCCAGTAGCGATGCTTCCTAAACCTCCGACATCTTTATTGACAGCGGAAGTAGAGATAGCAAGCTGTCCAGCACCACCAGTAATTAACTTGTAATACTCTTGTGGACGAAGTACGCAGAAACGACCGTCACTAGGAACATCGTTTTCGTCAAGCTTCTGAGCAGCTGTGAAAAGAGCAGCAGTTAACTCAGCACCTGTTGGATCAGAGTTGTCAGCATCATCAGATGAATCAGCACCTGTTCCCATTGCGTTAGCAGAAACATCGAGGATTCCTCCAACTTTACCGCCTATATCAGAAGCTCCACGAGCAGCAGCTATAAAGGTTTTAGATAGAGCAGTATCGAAACGAACTGCAAGAGCTTTACCCAACTCATTAGCGTAAACGCTACGGATGTCGTAGTGATTCTTTACATCATCGATGTTAGCTAAGAAGGTAGAAGCAAGTAACATCTTATCGATTGTAATTACTTTCTCAGCTTTCTTGATGTCGCTTAGATAAGAGTTACCTGCGTCAGCGATGTTTTCGCCTGGTGTGTGATAAGCAGCAGAAGCTACGCCTGTTACAGGGAACTGAGCTGATTTACCGTTTTCAATTGTGCGAACAGTATGTAGTGGTTTGAAGACATTCGACTCCTCAAAGGTTTGCAAGATTTCTCCGCTAAACTTTTTAAGAAACAAAGCGTCTACATCACCAGCACTATTAACTTGTCCTACACGCGAGGGGGATGTATTTCCATTAGCCATGATATATTATCTCCTTATGTATTTTGTTATTAATGTTTATGTATTTTGTTTTGCGACTTTCGTTGTAACCTTCGTTCGAGATTGTCCACCGCAGTGGGTCTTGACATTAGTTATACTAATTGTCTATTAAAGTGTATTTAGTATAATAATTCCACCTAAACAAAGAACAGTCAAGACAATAGCTTTCTCCTTCTTGTTCAAGTTATTATAAATTCTTCTTAGTCTTTTTAATTGATTTATCATTATTGTTAGATTTTTTATGTACATATCTAGTATAGAAGATAGGTACGATGTTCCAAAGTATTACACCTACGAGGCATAACTTCAACAGACCATATACTTCATCTAGCATATTGTCAAAGAAACCATTGTTCATCTTCTCATCTAACTGCTGTTGTACAAGTTCCTGTACATCTCCTTCAGATATAGCTTTTACTTTCTTAGCTAATCCTTTGTTCTCCTCCATCAACTTAGCCCCTTCTCCTACTCCCCATCCAAGGGCAGCACCACCAGCAGCAGTACCAGGACCACCAAGGCTACCAACAGCTGCTCCACCTACACTCCCTGCTAACGGATAAAAAGAAGCCTTGGAACATCCACCTAAAAAAACCAGAACCAACACTGGCACGAAAAAAGATGGAGTCCAAGGCTTCATATATATGAACCAACCAAATAAAAATTATAGGTAATTGTGACTTGCTTCGATGCGTCTGTCAATCTCTTCGTGATAAGCTTTGTCACCACTCTTGTATCGAGGATCAGACATTGCACGAGCAAGTTCTTGATTAGATTTAAAAGGCATTGTAGATGAACCACTTACAGCACCTTGTACAAGCTTAGGAGCAACTCTGTTCTCTGCTTTAAATTGTGCGTATAATCCTTTGGCAGCAAGTTTAGCTTGTTCAACACTACCGTTCTGTACGATGTCATCAAAAGTATTTACTTCTTCAGGTGATAAATTATTAGCAGCCCATTCAGCCATTTGATCCCAATTACCTTCAGTAACAGCTTTGATACTACCTTCTTCACTTTGTTGTAGTGCTTGTTGACCAGCAGCGTAGCTGTCTACCAACTCCTTCGGTAACCCAGCCTTAGCAAGATTCTCATAGGTCTCTTCAGATATAACACCGTCATTCTCAAAGAACTCTTTACTAGCTTCTGCAATAACAGTATTAGTATTTGTATCTTCCGTAGTGTTGTCATCTGGTTGTTCTTCTTCATTGGTTGTCTCTCCTTCTTCTTGTTCTTGTTGATCTTCGTTAGCCCCTGCTCCCAATTTTGCTTCCAACTCAATATATGACTTTGCCATAGCTTCAGCAGATGCGAACTTTTCAGGTAACCAATCAGGTCTATCCTCTTGCGTTTCTTGTGTTTGTTCTTCAGGTATTGCATCAACAGCTTCTTCTGACTCTGGGTCAATCTCCTGTGGTGCTTTCTCATTTATCTCTACTCGGTGTAATTCTGCCATATCTCTCTGTTACTCTTCTTGTGGTTGTGGTTGTTGTTGTTGTGTTGCCATGTACTGCTCTTGTGCAGCATTGATAGCAGGTGCTACAGCAGGTCCACCCAACTTCATCATCATCTCTTGTTGTTGAGCTTGCTGCATAGCTTGTTGAATTTCTTCTTCTGATTTAATCAGTCCTTCAGTCTCTATGCCTAACGCTGTAGCTCTTCTTTTGAAGTAGTCAGATACATTAACATATTGTGCAACTGCTTGTGGACCAACGATTTGATTAGCTCCTGCAAGAAATAGATCAAGCTTTTGTAAATCATTACCTCGTCCTAGTGCTTCAACACCAGTAACAATAGTAGGTTTAACAATGTCTTTAGGTAACTTAGGAAGTCTTCCTTCTTTACTCATCCTTGCCATTAACCTAGTAACGACAGGCATTTGAAACTCTTGTGACAATAAAGAATACAGACCACCAAGTGCAGCTTCCAACTCTTGAGATAACATTCTTATCTCCTCTGCTGTTACTCGTTCTGCATCTCTGACTACACCACTGTTAAGTAGGAAAGCTTGAGATAGTCTATCACTAATCCCATTCATTACTCCTTGTGCAGTACGGAAGTCATTGAACTTGTTAAGTTGTAAAACAGATACATCTCCATCACTACCTTGTACAATTGCACCGTTAGGAGATTCAGATAAAGTCTTAGCCCTGGTTGTACCGTTAGGATTAACCATGAACAATACCTTGGCTGCTGCTGCACTACCTTCGACTATCGCTTTTGTTAACGACTCTAAAGATTTAAGATCACCAATGTACTCCTCTACAAATCCTCGTCCGTAGTCTTCACCATCTATTCTTGTATAACGAAGAGGTAGGAATGGAGTCTTCTCGATAGGATACCTACCCTTTGACTCTTCAATAACAATTCCTTTTACATCTTGTTGTACTACATATTCATTACCTTCTCTAACTACAGAGGTGTACAAGTCACAGCTATTTTCTTTCTCTTGACGATATACTTCTTCTCTTACAGACTCAGGTAACATCATTGGAGCAACAGTTTCTTTGATAGCTATGTGTGTTACATTACCCATTGGGTCTCTCTTCACACAGTAACGATCCAGTCTGAATACTCTCATTCCACCTTCATCAGGTAAGTATAACAAAGTATTACCTGTGACCAATAAATTCTTTAACGCTTCAAACACTCCTACTCGAAATGCTTCAACTTCTACTTCTTGAGATACACTTCGCTCTACATCTGCTAACGCTTTCTCTAAGTCAGATCGTAATTGCTCTCCTCCCTCTGGTCCTAACTCCTGCTTTGCTTTATCTAATTCATACCTGTCTATAACAAGACGGAAGAACGGAGCGTTCGGTGGTAGTAAGGCTAACAGTAATTTAGAAGCTAGGTTGTTTACTCCTCTAGCTCCTACTCCTTGATAAGGTGTGTAATACTTAGTAGCGTAGTTGTGTCCATCAGGGGGCATTATGTAAGGTATCGTTAACTCAGATGAGGTACGACCTCTATCCAAGAAAGACCACCTTTGGTTCTCTAAGCTATGATATAGCCCTTGGGCTGTTTCTTTCATAATGATTAAATTATAGCGTCAGGAGTCCACTCAGCACCACTCATTATTTCTACTATTTCAGCGTGTGTGTACTGTGGTTCACCTATTAAAAAGCTGGGGGTGTCTCCCTCAAACTGTAAAAGTGCCTGTGAACCATTTAGTTTATATCTTAATAATTCTGCGTTAGTATTTAACACTAAATCAAAATCAACATTACTAACTTCAGATTCTTCTATAATTACATAATTCATTAGAATGTCCTCGACCCTGTGATGAGCATACCGCTAGTTGACGCTGTGCCTGTGTTACCGTTTCCTGAAGAGTCTGTAATTGTTGTTCCGCTATCTCCTTCCATTGTCCACCTTCCTACTAAACCGCTTGCTGGAAATGTACCTCCATAAAGATCGCCAACTTCAGAGGAACTTAGTGTTCTGTTGTAAATAGCCACATCATCAATATACCCATCAAAATAAGAACCAACCCCATCATTACCAATTTGTAAGTTAGCATCGTTATTAGTTATTGTAGATGAGGCTTGTGTAGATGAAAAACTACCATCCAGATAAAATGTAGTAGAAGTACCTGAATCTATAACTAATACACCGTGATACCATTGACTTACACTAAGAGTAGTAACATCAGTTCGGAGACTACCACCGTCAAACGAGACTAGATTAGAATTGTTAACATAAAATACATAATTAGTACCACCGCCGTCTCTTTTACCTACAATAGATTTGTAACCCGAAGTATTATCCAAGTAGAACCAAGCAGAAATTGAAATATCTCCGCTGAAACCTATAGCAGTATCATCAGGTATATCAACATATTGATTTGTTCCGTTTAATGTTAGGAAAGTGGATGCTACAGCAATCCCGTCATTATTGTAACTCAGATAGTTACTACCGTCTGATACTTCAATGGCGTTTGTGTCTGATCTAAATATACAAAGACCTGTATTGCTTGCTGCTGGTGCTGCTGAATCTCTAGCTGATTGTGATGCGTAACTTGTTAATGTACTCATACTAATTATTAATTCTGATTATAAAATACCCACTTACTACCGTCCCACACATACAACTTATCGGTGTCTTTAGCGTGGACTATGGTGTAATTAGGTGCGTCTGTTTGACCTATGAACTCAGCCTCCGTGTCAAATACTTGGATGGTTGGGAATGTTAAGTCGGGATCAAATACTGAAACAAATGTAGGACTAGCTACTACTCCAAAAGAAAATGTAGGAAGAACGAACATTAGGAAGCAGTATCTCCAGCAAGAACAAAGGTGTCAGCTGCGTAAGCTACTATACTAGCTACTCCGTACTGAGCGTTGATCTTGGTGTGTGATTGTCTATTGTTAATGGTAGTACCTGAAGCACTAAAGCTAACTTGACCAGCACCTTTCTGTATGAAACTACAATTAAAACCAGCTCCTAATCCGCTTGGAACTGTTACTGTAACTGCCGACCCATTATTAAGGACTACTACCTTACCATTATCGCTGGATAATAAAGTGTATGTTGTTCCCGTTTGATCGTTTATACTAGCATCAAATCCAAGGATCGCAGTACCGCCAAAATCTCCATCTGTTAAATCACCTGCATCGACTGTGACTGTACCTGTTCTTCCAGCTACCGATTGCACTGGTGCTCCTGATGAATCGATGAAGTTACTATCATTAGTAAGAGTCGATATGTTATCACCTGGTTGAGTAGCACTATCTGCTAAAGTTCCTTGAGCTGCTGTAGCGTAGTCTGTGCTTGCTGTTGTGGCTGCTGTACCCAGTCCTAAGTCTGCTCGTATTGCTGATAAGCCTGTGCCATCTATTGTCCCTAAACTTACAAAGTTAGTACCGTTAGATGCAATCATCGTACCGTTTGCTTGTGCAATGGTAGAGATGTCAGTCAAGTTAGAAGCTAAAGCTTGAGTAGCTGCTTGAAGCTCTGATACCTTTACACTGAAAGTTGTACCTACAGAGGTATCATTGAGAGGCAATATATCGTTAGCGTCAGGTGTAGCATTTAACGGTGTAAGTTCAGATATTTTTTTATTAGCCATTTATCGAAAAGGTAAAAAGGTTAGAATGTAAAGTTTAAGACAGGTGGACTGAATGGACCATATACTTGTGTTGTTGTATCTCTAGCTCTGTACGAAGCTCGTAATAAATCTCCAGAAGAAAAGGCGGAAGACAAATCATAAGTTCTAGTAAGTGCTGAAGATAAAAATATCGCTCGCTGAAATGGGTTAAATCTAATTAAGTACAAATCATACCGATCCGCATTAGGTACTGCATCATAAGTAAACACTGCAATGCTTCCTGTTATAGTTACACTAAGAGTGTTGTCTGAATTAGTGTAAGTGTTAGCACCTGGTGCTATCGGAGAACCTTCGTCAAACTGTAAAGTCTCTCTAGCTTCTGTTTGTATTATCTCACCTGCTTCTGTCAACAAAGCATCAGTAATCGCATCAAAACCATACAGCTCTTCAAAGCTAGGTCTTACGAACTGATTAGGTAAACCTTCTAAGCTACTAGGTTTTAACTGCTCTGATGGAAAGGTGATTGACATTTGTTTTTACAAAGAATGTGTAGTTCCTCTAGCGTATACACTGTAAGTACCATCTGTATAAGTACTTATGTTACCTCTGATTTTTTCGTAGTGTCCGTGGTCATCTCTAATCATAAATGATCCGTTAGCTGTTACAGTTTCCCTGTGAATCACAAACCAAAAACCTGCGATCTCAGCTTCAATGTCTACCACTGCACCACTAGTAACACCACTTGCCGCTATTACAAAGGTCCAACCTTTTGCTCTTTCAGATGAGATGCTACTACCAGGTGCTTCACTTGCTGCTCCGTTTAGTAAAGTCTTTTTAAATAAAGTAATTAAATTATTCATAGTAATAAATTAGGAAGGCATTTGTAATCCTGTTTGACCTGATGATTGCATACCAAGTGTAGGGCGACGAGATACTGTTAAACGCTTTGTACCTCTTTTCCTTTTATTTGCTTCACCAGTTAGTGTTCGTGCTTGTTCAGGTGCAGACGCTCTCTTTGTTGGAGGAGGAGGTGGAGGTAGAGATGTTGGAGGTTTGATGTCAGGAAACTTAGGTGAGGGAAAACACATAGTTAGTCTTTTGTTAAAATGTTTTGTTGAAGCTGTTCGTTATAAGTTTGTCTAAGGAATCTAATTACAGACACTTGTCCACTTTTAAACCAAACATCTTTTTCAGAGTTCGTCAAGTCAGGACATTTGTCAGGAAATAATTCTTCCAATCTCTTTACAACAGCCTCGCTTATAAGGGGCATTAGTTCATCTTCCATTATTGCGTGTCTCCAGTCCATATGTATAGTGGTGTCATGTTATGTAACTCCTGTCTTCTAGTTCTTGTGGTAAGTAACCTTTTCTGATTTGATCCTCGGTCCACAGGAAAGCACTGGCATTCCAAAGTATAGCACCTGCGTGATCTTCTGAATCATCTCCTTCACTAAGTGCTAACAAGTGTCTACTCATGCTGTCTATTAATCTACTAAGAGGGAATCCGTTGTGCCAGTTGTTGTCTCCGTAGAGTTTCCCTCCTTCTTCAAATCGTCTGGCAAGGGATCGAAGGGCGATTGGAGGAATAAGGCTGAATCGTCCCCTTCCAGTAGCCCTGTCACGCTCCGCACCAGTGGCATAATGTTCTTTCTCTCCGCTGTTTGGTAGTTCTTCGGTGTCCATAGTTTTGTTATTTGTTTTTGTTTTTTATTGTATTCTTGTTTTCTTAATAGTCTAGCCATCCACGCGTTCATCAAAGCTTCCTGTTCTGTTTGTCCCTTCTTCTCATACAAAGCAACAACAGATTCCCAAGTGTATCCGTTATCATCCAACCATTTCTTAGCAGTCACAGCTCCTACTCCCTTTGCTCCGCTGAATCCATCTGTTGAATCTCCCATCAAAGCTTGTAGTAGGTGGAAGTTATCTGCTTCTTCTTCTGTAGGTTCGTGGTATTCTTCTCTATTATAATCATAGAAGATTCCTGGTACACTCTTGAAGTCCTTGTCTATTGATACGATGATACGCTTGTCTAACCTGTTAGGTCTTTCAGTAGCTAAGATACTTAACACATCATCAGCTTCTATGTTAGCCCACAGTTGTGCGTCTAGTTCATTAAGCATCCATTCCCTCATAGGTTTTAAGATGATAGGTAACACTGACTTCCTTCTGTTAGACTTGTACTCATGGAATAGTTTCCTTCTGAAGTTTGCTCGGTCACTCAACGCTAACACTACTTCATCTGCTTTGAGTAAGTCTTTGAATTGTTCTATCCTTCCAATGACTCGTTCCTTTGCTACTGCCATGTCTGCGTGTACAGTCCAAAGCTCTTCTTCCCATTGTATATTTTCTTGTGCTATGATCGACGCTTCAAAAGCTAATACATCTGCGTCAATTAGTATGGTTGTTTTACTCATAGAATATGCTCCAGTTCTCTCTGTATTTTTGGAATTTACTTTTGGTTGTTTGGTCAGTTGATAATCTAGTTGTTTGTCCTTTTATATGTTCTATCGGTATTATAAACCACAGCTTCTCTGGTTGAATATAACAACCCACAACATCAATGACTTCCTTGTCTAAGCTTTTTTTCTTTAAACTTCCTGTGTGAGTTGCAATATTATAACTGTCAGGTCTAGGAGCTACATTAGTTGCTTTGATCTGCACTTTTAAAGTACCTGCTGGGCAAGTGACAATAAAATCCCAAGGCATAGGAGTAACAGGAGAGTGAGGTTCAAAGTTCCTTGTTAAACATTGAGTTACGAAATCCGATTCAGCTATCGCTCCTATTCTTGTCTCTTTTGATGAAGGCATAATATTACTTATTCGTTCGTTCTTCCAATCCCAAGGTACATTTAAGTCAGTTGTATCATACAATTCTGCAAGGGACAAGTAGTAATCAAATTCAGTTTCTTGTTTTAGTGCGTCTCTGCCCATGACTCTCCTACTTTATATTCACCATCCATAGGACACTTCATGTTTAACTCTCTACCTGCTGCTTGGATTGCTTTGATAGCTAACGCTCCGTATGTATCTGCTAACTCAGGTTTAACTTCAGCTTGGAACTCATCGTGTATGTTACCTACAAAAGCGTACTCTCTTCCGTGTTGCCATCCGATCTCAGAAAGCTTGGTGTGTAGTTTAATTAACGCTACCTTCATAAGGACAGCACCAGCAGATTGAAGTAACATATTGAGTGCAGCGTGTTCACTTCTTATAGTTAGTATCCTACCGTCTAGTCCTGTTAAACATCCATTCCGTTCTGCTTTCTGTTGGATTAATTGTTTGAGCTTATTCAACGCAGGTAAGTTAGACAAGAACTTCATCTGTAATGCTGCTCCTTCTTTTGCTCCTCCTCCCACAATCTCTCCTAGCTTTGAAGGACCAGCACCGTAAAGGAATCCATAGATAAATGTCTTTGCTTGGTCTCTTGTTTTTAAGTTAGCTGCCTTCTGATTAACAGAGTGTATGTCTCCTTCAAGGATAGCTTTAG